GCCGTTGGTCTGGTCGATGGCGTGTTCGAGGATGTCGTACTGGGTCGTGCTGAGTGTGATGCGGGTGGTCATGGTGATCTCCTGGTGGTGGGTGATGTTCAGTCTTCGAGGACGATGCGGCCGTCAAGGGTGATCCAAAGGCGGGCGTCTTCTGGGGTGGCCATTTCGCGCGTTTCGCGTCCGGTGGACATCCAGACGCCGTCCTTGCCGGTGTAGCTGTAGGCCTTGCCGTCGTGGATGACCTCGACCGGCAGGTTTTTGTGAAACTCGACATCGACGTTCATCCAGCCGCGCAGGCGATGGTTGGTGTCGATGACTTTGGCCTCGATGGTCTGTTTGCGGTTCATGCTGTCTTCCTCGCGTGTGGTGATGGTGATTGCATGAACGCGCTGTTCTGGAGGAAAGCCAAGCTCTGAATCGCAACGTTGGAGAACATCTGCGATCGGCTTGATGGTGATCATGGGTCTGTCGATACGCGCCTACGCCCGACATCGCGGCGTCTCTCACGTGGCGGTCAAGAAGGCGATCGATAGCGGGCGCATCACGCCCGAGCCGGATGGCACGATCGAGCCGAACCGAGCCGACCTGGAGTGGGCACAGAACACGGTGTCCGCCCGGAAACCCGCCCCGACGAAGGCAGCACCCGCTGCAGTCGAACCGCCGCGCGCACGTGCGATCGAACCAGCGGAGCCGGCGGCACCCGTTCTCTCGACCGGCGGCACCTCGCTACTGCAGGCCAGGACGGTCAACGAGGTGGTAAAGGCGCAGACCAACAAGGTCCGTCTGGCGCAGCTCAAGGGCGACCTGGTCGACAGGTCGCAGGCGATCGCGCATGTGTTCCGGTTGGCGCGCACGGAACGCGATGCCTGGCTCAACTGGCCGGCACGCATCTCGGCGCAGATGGCGGCCAAGCTGGAGATCGATGCCCACGAACTGCATGTGGCCCTGGAATCCGCCGTGCGCGATCACCTGATCGAACTCGGCGAACTGCGCGCCCGGGTGGATTGATGGAACTGGAAGAATACGAAGGCGCGCTCGACATCGAACGAGCCTGGCGAGAGGGGCTCGTCCCGGATCCGCTGCTGTCGGTGTCCGAGTGGTCTGACCGGCATCGGATGCTGTCCTCGAAAGCCTCCTCGGAACCGGGGCGATGGCGCACCAGCCGCACCCCGTACCTGAAGGAGATCATGGACTGCCTGTCGCCGACCTCGCCGGTCGAGCGCGTGGTATTCATGAAGGCGGCCCAGTTGGGCGCGACCGAGATGGGATCGAACTGGATCGGCTACGTGATTCACCACGCCCCCGGTCCGATGATGGCGGTCTGGCCGACCGTGGAAATGGCCAAACGCAACTCCAAGCAGCGGATCGATCCGCTGATCGAGGAGTCGCCCATCCTCAAAGAACTGATCGCGCCGGCCAGGAGCCGCGATTCGGGCAACACCATCCTGGCCAAGGAATTCCGGGGCGGCGTGCTGGTGATGACCGGGGCCAACAGCGCGGTCGGCCTGCGCTCGATGCCGGTGCGTTACCTGTTTCTCGACGAGGTGGATGGTTATCCGCTCGACGTCGATGGCGAGGGCAATGCTGTAGCCCTGGCCGAGGCTCGCACCCGAACCTTCGCGCGCCGGAAGATATTCATCGTATCGACGCCGACGATTGCCGGCGTCAGCACCATCGAACGGGAATACGAGGCCAGTGACCAGCGACGCTTCTTCGTGCCGTGCCCGCACTGCGGTCACCGGCAATGGCTGCGCTTCGAGCAACTGCGCTGGGAGCGTGGCGAGAACGGTAATTTCCCGGAGACAGCGGCCTACGTCTGCGAGTCCTGCGAGGTTCCGATCCCGGAGCATCACAAGACCTGGATGCTTGAGCATGGCGAGTGGCGTGCGATGGCCGAGGGAAGCAACCGCACTGCGGGGTTCCATCTGTCGTCGCTGTACAGCCCCATTGGCTGGCGCAGTTGGAAGGACATCGCGATTGCCTGGGAGCGTTCCATCAGCAAGGAATCCGGATCGTCAGCCGAGATCAAGACCTTCAAGAACACCGAACTCGGGGAAACCTGGGTCGAGGAAGGCGAAGCGCCCGACTGGCAGCGTCTGCTGGAACGGCGCGAGGACTATCGCATCGGCGCCGTGCCGGTCGGTGGCCTGTTGCTCACCGCCGGTGCCGACATCCAGAAGGATCGGATCGAACTCTCGGTCTGGGCCTTCGGCCGGGGCAAGGAATCCTGGCTGGTCGAGCACCGCGTGCTGATGGGCGACACCGCACGCGACGAGGTGTGGAAATCCCTGGCGGCGGTCATGCGCGAGACCTGGACGCATGAGACCGGTTGCCAGATGCCGCTGGCGCGACTGGCGCTGGATACCGGTTTCGCCACGCAGGAAGCCTATGCGTTTGTCCGGTCGGTGCGGGATGCCCGGCTGATGGCCGTCAAAGGCGTGGCCCGTGGCGCGGCCCTGGTCGGCACGCCGACAGCCGTGGATGCCACGACCGGCGGCAAGAAACTGCGCCGAGGCATCAAGGTGTTCTCGGTGGCGGGCGGCATTGCCAAGCTGGAGTTCTACAACAACCTGCGCAAATCCCCGGAAGTCGCCGAGGACGGTGTGACGGTTCGCTATCCGGCCGGTTTCGTGCATCTGCCCAAGATCGATGCTGAGTATCTGCAGCAGCTGTGTGCCGAGCAACTGGTCACCCGGCGTGACCGGAATGGCTTCGCCATTCGTGAATGGCAGAAGATGCGCGAACGTAATGAGGCGCTGGACTGCTACGTCTATGCCCGGGCAGCGGCGACGGCTTCCGGCCTCGATCGCTTCGAGGACCGGCACTGGCGCGAACTTGAACGACAACTGGGACTGTCTCCACCGGAGAACGTTACTCAACAACCTACCGAGGCAACCGAATCCGGTGGCCATGTTGTTTCTGGAGCTCGTGGAGGATCTGAACGACCGGCCCGTCGCCTGATCCGCAGCCGTTGGCTCACATGAGGATGAAGCATGAGCCTGCAGTCGCAATTGAACAGCTTCGTGACGCGGGTGGCCGAGATGTTTCAGCAGGTGGAGACGCGCACAGGAGCCCTCGATCGACTTAATACCTCAGCCAAGTCTGATCTGGTCACCGCGATCAACGAACTGGCCGCCCGCGAGATCGGCGGCGGAAGCAGCGGCGTGGCCTTCACCCACAGCCAGGTGTCGGCCGCGACGCTGTGGACCATCAACCACAACCTGGGATTTCGACCGTCGGTATCGATCCTCGATGCCGGCGGTAACGAGATCGAGGCCGACGTCGTGCATACCGGCCCGAACCAACTGGTCATCCACTTTGCCGTCCCGGTCGCCGGGGTGGCCCGACTTACGTAGTCATCACACAGGAGAAACACATGTCCCGCAAGCAACTCTCGGATCTCGACTTTGGCGGCGTCGCCCGCATTCGCAATCTGCCGGCCCCGGTTAATCCGGACGAGCCCGTCCGCCAGCAGGATCTCAACTCGGCCGTCGAAGGTCTGGCGTGGAAGGATTCCTGCCGCGTGGCCAGCCAGGCCAACGTCAATCTGTCCTCGCCTGGTGCGTCCATTGATGGCATCACGCTGACGGTTGGCGACCGTGTCCTGGTCAAGGCCCAGACGGTTGGCTCCGAGAATGGCATCTACATTTGGAACGGTGCGGCAGTCGCCATGACGCGCAGCCTCGATGCCTCGATCAGCAGCGAACTTGAACAGGCCGTCACGACCGTCGAGGAAGGCACGTCGGCCGGCACCAGCTGGCGGCAGTCGGTGGTCAATTTCATTCTCGATTCCGACGATGTGACCTGGCTGCAATTCGGTGCGGCGATCGGTGCTGCCTCGGAAACCAGTTCCGGTATCGCCGAGATCGCCACGCAGGCCGAGACGGATGCCGGTACCGACGATCAGCGCATCGTCACGCCACTGAAACTGAATGCCTGGGCCAACAAGACGCGCCGGGCGCAGGCGACCATCGGTGATGGCAGCAGCACCCAGTTCGACGTCAATCACAACTTCGCCACGCGCGATGTGGTGGTCCAGGTCTATCAGGCTTCCGGCAACTATGAGCAGGTGACCTGCGATGTGAGCTTGCCCACCGCCAACACGGCTCGCCTGAACTTCGCCGCCGCACCTGCCAGCAACGCCTACCGTGTCGTGGTGATGGGCTAAGGCATGAAGGATCTCGCCTATCGGGCGGTGCCGGTCGTCACCGTGCTGCCGGCACCCTCGGTGTTCCTGGCGGGCGTCATCGCGCGCCTTGCTTCGGACAACAAGCCCTATTGGTGCGACGGCACGCAATGGGTCGATCTGTCCGCCAGTGGTGGCGGTGCACTGTCTTCGGCCACCGCTGCCCTGGCGGCGGATGTCAGCCTGACAACGAGCAACCAGTGGTACGACGGTCCTGCCGTGTCGCTGGCGGCTGGTACCTGGCTGGTGGCTACGACGATCACTCAGGTGCGCGCCGCCACCACAGCCGAAACCATCTACGGTCGGCTGACGACCGGGACGGTGCACTACGCCTCGACGCAGATGTACCACGCCTCGGCCAATGGCGCGGGCGTGACCCTGGGTCTCAACGCGCTGATCACCCTGGCGACGACCACCACGGTCAAGTGCC